ATGAGCAAGCAAAACGGTGGGACAACCACCGATCAGAAATCGGCCGCTGAACGTATCGAGGAGGCTAGGCGGCTTTATGAAACCATTGGCGAAACATTGAGCACGGTGCTGGAGCTTGTGAAAGCAGGCGACTTCAAGGACATCGATTTGATGCCCAAACAGATGACACGTCTGACCGATGCGATCGCCGAAGTCCGTAAACGGGAGGCGGAATTCAATGACAGACATGGAACGGGACTTAGCGAAGGGGACGTCGACTTTGACGAGCTCAGACGTGAGATCGGGTGCCGCCTTGGTCGCATCCGCAGATGTTGCAGATCGTAAGGCGTTTTTACGCGGGCTTTCGGGCCCGCAACTAAAAGCGCTGCCTTATCTGTTTGATTTCTGGGCATTGGAGCACCAGCTGGCACCGGAGGGTGACTGGCGGACGTGGGTTATTTTGGGGGGCCGCGGCGCAGGTAAAACGCGCGCGGGGTCCGAATGGGTCAGGTCAATGGTGGAGGGATCGCGTCCGCGCGATCCCGGCGTAGCGAGACGCGTGGGTTTGATCGGTGAGACGATGGAGCAAGCGCGTGAAGTGATGGTGTTTGGCGAGAGCGGGATATTGGCGTGTTCCCCGCCTGATCGTCGACCGACGTGGATTGCAGGACGTCAGATGCTGGTGTGGCCGAATGGGGCGGAGGCGCGGCTTTATTCTGCGTTCGACCCAGAGCGCCTGCGTGGGCCACAATTTGATGCTGTTTGGGCGGATGAATTTGCGAAATGGCCCAAAGCGCAAGAGACATGGGACATGATGCAGTTTGGGTTGCGTTTAGGCAAGAAACCCCGTGCATGTGTGACAACAACACCAAAAAATGTTGAGATATTGAAAGATCTTTTGGCGCGAAGCAGCACGGTTCAGACCCATGCGAGCACGCAGGACAACCGTGCTTATCTGGCGGATGGATTTCTGGAAGAAGTGCAGGAACGCTACGCGGGAACGCGGTTGGGGCGTCAGGAGCTGGATGGGGTGTTGTTGGCAGATGTTGACGGGGCGTTGTGGACATCGGCGCGGCTGGAACGGTGTCGGGTTAACAAAGCCCCGCAGTTGGACCGTATCGTAGTGGCGGTGGACCCACCCGCGGGGGCGTCTGCGAAGTCGGATGCTTGTGGAATTGTTGTGGCAGGTATCGTCAGCCAAGGGCCAGTGTCTGACTGGAAGATCTACGTGCTGGAAGACGCGTCCGTTCAGGGGGTGTCGCCAAATGAATGGGCGGCGGCGGCGATTGCAGCGATGGACCGCCATGGTGCAGATCGGCTGGTGGCTGAGGTGAATCAAGGCGGCGCGATGGTTGAGACCATTGTGCGGTCCATTGATCCGGCTGTGCCGTATCGCGGAGTGCATGCAACGCGCGGCAAGGCGATGCGGGCTGAACCTGTGGCGGCTTTGTATGAGCAGGGGCGGGTGCGCCATGCATTCGGGCTTGGCGCGCTAGAGGATGAGATGTGCCAGATGACGGCCGAAGGTTATGCGGGGACAGGGTCACCGGACCGTGTGGATGCGCTGGTTTGGGCGTTGACGGATTTGTTTTTGGAACCGGCAAAACGCTGGCGTGCACCACAAGTTCGCACCCTCTAGCTATATAAATAAAGGCGTTCGCAATGTGTTGCGCGGCCATCGAACGGTGGGTTTTCATCTTCGTAAGACATTTAGTTGAAATTGTATCGTGTTGGATCGGACGCCACTGAACAGGCGGCACCAGAGGGGATTTGAATGTTTGATTTTCTGAAGCGGCAAGATGCGGCGCAGGCCGATGTGCCTGAAGTAAAAGCGTCTGCCACGGGTAAGGTTGCGGCGTGGGGGTCTGTGGGGCGCTCTGTTTGGGGCGCGCGGGACAGCGCGACGTTGACCCGGTCTGGCTTTACGTCAAACCCAGTGGGCTTTCGTGCGGTGAAGATTATTGCCGAAGCTGCGGCGGCATTGCCGTTGGTTTTGCAAGACGCTGAGCGCCGTTATGACACGCATCCAGTGTTGGACTTGATCCAGCGCCCGAATGGGGCGCAGGGGCGTGCGGAATTGTTTGAAGCGCTGTTTGGACAGTTGTTGTTGACGGGTGACGGATATGTTGAGGCCGTAGGGGGCGAGGATACGCCACTTGAGCTGCATGTGCTGCGTTCTGATCGCATGACACTGGTTCCTGGCGCGGATGGTTGGCCTGTGGCCTATGATTATACGGTTGGCGGACGTAAGCACCGTTTTGCCGTGGGCGAGGGGGCGTCGCCGATTTGTCATGTGAAATCGTTTCACCCGCAAGATGATCATTATGGGTTGTCCCCGATGCATGCGGCGGCGACGGCGTTGGATGTGCATAACGCGGCTTCGCGGTGGTCGAAGGCGCTGCTGGACAATGCTGCGCGGCCTTCTGGGGCGATCATTTACAAAGGCGCGGATGGCCAGAGCCAGCTTTCAACGGATCAATATGATCGTTTGTTGATGGAGATGGAGACGCAGCACCAAGGGGCCAAGAATGCGGGGCGTCCGATGTTGCTGGAAGGTGGGCTTGATTGGAAGCCGATGGGTTTTAGCCCGTCAGATATGGAGTTCCAGAAAACCAAAGAAGCAGCTGCGCGTGAGATCGCGATTGCCTTTGGGGTGCCGCCGATGCTGCTGGGGATTACTGGGGACGCGACATACGCGAATTACCAAGAGGCGAACCGTGCGTTTTATCGTTTGACGGTACTGCCATTGGTGACCCGTGTGGCCGGCGCGATTGCGGATTGGTTGGGGGACTTCACCGGAGAGCGGTTCGATTTGAAGCCGGACCTAGACCAAGTCGCCGCATTGTCTGTTGAGCGGGATGCCCATTGGAAACGTGTTGCTGGGGCTGCGTTCCTGACGGATGCGGAGAAGCGCAACTTGCTTGGCTTGCCGAGCCTTGAGGTTGGCGATGGCTGAGGTGCGCGAGACGTTTGAGTGCGGACCAAGCCTGCGCATTGATGCGCAAGAGCGGATGTCGGCGCTGCAGTTTGCCCAACTCAACACGCAGCTGGGCAAGATCGAAGCGATGATGGAACGGCTGGAGAGACGGTTGTGGTTGACGGTTTATGGCGTGGTGGGCGTGATTTTGGCCCAAGCGTTTCAATCCGTCCTGACCGTAACGCCCTGAAAGGAATTGAGATGACTTTGGAACATAAATTTATCGCCCTTGGTGATAGTGTCGCCGTTGAGAACGGCATTGAGATCAGCGGTTATGCGTCGCTGTTTGGTAAGGCGGACCAGGGCGGCGATGTGGTTGAGACTGGCGCATATGCTGCGTCATTGGATCGTCTTGCGGGCAAAGGTGGCCGTGTGAAAATGCTGTGGCAGCATGATCCGGCGCAACCGATTGGCGTGTGGGATGAGGTGCGCGAGGACGCGGCTGGCCTATACGTTAAGGGACGCATTTTGCGCGATGTCGAGAAGGGTCGAGAGGCCGCCGCCCTGATTGAGGCGGGCGCGATTGACGGCTTGTCGATTGGCTACCGCACGGTGCGGGCCACAAAGAACACTTCGGGCGGACGCCTGTTGTCAGAGCTGGAGCTATGGGAGGTGTCTTTGGTGACCTTCCCGATGCTGCCGGATGCGCGGGTGGGGGCGAAGGGGGACAACCCTGTAGACCACGCCATGCGCGAATTAGCGGGGGCGTTTGAGGATGCCCGCGCTGTGCTGGGCCAACGTTAAGGCGCGGCGTTTCCACCCATAGATCAAAAGGATCGAGATATGACTAAACCTGAGTGCAAGGCTCGGGACGGGGAAGGTGCGCCCTCTCCGGCCCATGAGTTGAAGGCCGCGATGGCGGGCTTTGTGAGCGACTTCAAAGATTTCACGACTGATATTCAAACCAAGCTGAAAGAGCAGGACGACCGTATGACCAAACTTGACCGTAAATCCATGATTTCTGGCGCACGCCCTGCGCTGGCCACTGCTGCGTCTGTTGAGGCGCCACACCAAAAGGCGTTTGAAGCCTACCTGCGTTCTGGTGAGGACGATGGTCTGCGTGATCTGCCAATGGAAGGTAAGTCCATGTCCACGGCAGTGGCTGCTGACGGTGGTTACCTTGTGGATCCGCAGACCTCTGCGACGGTTCAATCCACGCTGGCTGCGACGGCATCTATACGTGCGATTGCCAATGTGGTGAACGTTGAAGCCACGTCCTACGATGTACTGATCGATCACACTGAAATGGGTGCAGGTTGGGCGACTGAAAACGACCCGAGCACTGAAACTGGCACGCCGCAGATTGATCGTATTACGATCGCCCTGCACGAGCTTTCTGCGCTTCCAAAAGCATCCCAGCGTTTGCTGGATGATAGCGCGTTCAACATTGATGAGTGGCTTGCGGGCCGTATCGCAGACAAGTTTGCACGTTCCGAAGCGGCTGCATTTGTGAATGGTAACGGTGTTGATAAGCCGACTGGTTTCCTGACAGCGCCACAGGTCGACAATGACGTATGGGTTTGGGGTAACCTTGGTTACGTCGTGACGGGCGCTGATGGCGATTTCAATGGTGCCGATAGCCTGATCGACCTCGTCTATGGCCTCGGTGCGGAATACCGTGCGAATGGTACGTTCGTGATGAACTCCAAGACAGCGGGCGCTGTGCGCAAGCTGAAGGACAATGACGGTCGTTTCTTGTGGTCCGATGGTCTGGTCGCTGGTGAGCCTGCACGTCTTCTTGGCTACCCAGTGCTGATCGCGGAAGACATGCCTGATATTGGGACAGACGCGACTGCGATTGCGTTTGGTGACTTTGGCGCGGGTTACACCGTGGCTGAACGTCCTGACCTGCGCGTCCTTCGTGACCCGTTCAGCGCCAAGCCACACGTGCTGTTCTATGCAACCAAGCGCGTTGGTGGTGCGGTGTCTGACTTCGCAGCGATTAAACTTCTCAAGTTCGGCCTTTCCTAAGGGCTGAGGGGGACGGACGCGGGGATACCCCTCGCGTCCGTGGTCCGGACGTGTGCGTGACGTGAGTTAACCCTTGCGTTGTCCAGCTGCTTCCTTCCGTCCGAGCAATGCGAGGGCTGGCATACGTCCGGGCATTTTGACGAATTTTCAAGCCGATTTCGGAGTTAATCCATGATGTTGATCGAAGAAACCACAGTGCCAACGGGCGCCTTGCCGGTTGCCTTTTTCAAAGAACACCTGCGCCTTGGATCGGGGTTTTCCGATGATGGATTGCAGGACGACCTATTAGAAACATTCCTACGCTCGGCGTTGGCCGCGATTGAGGCGCGCACGGGTAAGGCATTGATTGAACGTACCTTTAGCTGGAGCGTGACCCAGTGGCGCGATGCAAGCGCACAGGCGCTGCCGATTGCCCCAGTGAGCGCGATTGTTGATGTCGTGATGGTGGATCGCGGCGGTGCAGAAAGCCCGGTTGATCGTGAAGCGTATTACTTGCGTGCAGATATGCAGCGTCCTGTGATGGCGGCGGTTAGTGCGTCTTTGCCAAGCATTGGCCAGACGGATAGCGCACGCATTCGCATGCTTGCTGGTTTTGGCCCTGACTGGAGTGATGTGCCTGCAGATTTGCGTCAGGCGGTTTTGTTGTTGGCGGCCCATTACTACGAATTCCGTCACGAGGTTCAGTATGACGGCGGCTGCATGCCATTTGGCGTAAGCGCGTTGATTGAGCGTCACCGCACGCTTCGCCTATTGGGTGGAGGGGCCAACTGATGGCCCCGCGTTTAAACCGCCAACTGGTGCTAGAGGCCCCGACGCAGGCCAGCGATGGCGCGGGGGGATACACCCAAGGTTGGACGGCGCTGGGCACGCTCTGGGCTAGCGTTACGGCACGCAGCGGGCGTGAGGCGGCAGGCATTGCCGCACCGCTAAGCCGCGTGGCCTACAAGATAATCGTGCGTGCGGCCCCGCCGGGTTCAGACGCGCGCCCTTTAGCAAACCAGAGATTTCGGGATGGCGACCGGACGTTCGTGATTTTGGCCGTGGCCGAAGACGATGCGGATGCGCGTTACCTGAATTGCACAGCGCAAGAGGAGACAGTGGCATGAGTTACGGAGTTTCAGCGGCACTGCAAACGGCGATCTATCAGGCGTTGGTTGCGGATGCGACGTTGGCCGGATTGGTCGGAACAGACATTTACGATGCTTTGCCAACGGGCACTTTGCCATCGCTTTACGTGGCCCTTGGGCCTGAGTTGGTGAAGGACATGTCCGACAAAACCGGCGGCGGTGCGGTGCATGAATTCACCGTGTCAGTGGTGACCGATAACGCAGGGTTTGCAACGGCGAAACAGGCGGCGACCGCAGTGTCTGACGCGCTGGTGGATGCTGATTTTCCGTTAAGCCGCGGCACGTTAGTTGCCCTGAATTTTTACCGCGCAAAGGCGGTGCGCGTTGGCACGGCGGACGAGCGACGGATTGATTTGACGTTCAAAGCAATCGTTCAAGACACGTAGATCGCGTTCCTTAGGAGCGATTAATTTTCAAACACTTACGGAGTATTTCTCATGGTAGCGCAAAATGGCAAGGATCTGTTGATCAAGATCGACATGACAGGTGGTGGCCTGTTTGAAACAGCAGCAGGACTGCGTGCGACACGAATCAGTTTCAACGCGGAAACCGTTGATGTGACGTCGTTGGAAAGCACAGGCGGCTGGCGCGAAGTGCTGGGCGGTGCAGGCGTAAAGACTGCATCGATCAGCGGGTCTGGCGTGTTTAAGGACGACAGCACGGATGAGCGTGTGCGTCAGATTTTCTTTGATGGTGAGACGCCAGACTTTCAGGTGATCGTGCCAGACTTTGGCACCATTGAGGGGCCGTTCTTGGTCAGCTCGATCGAATATGCGGGTTCGCACAACGGCGAGGCCACCTACGAGATGTCGCTGACATCTGCAGGCGAGATCACCTTTGTGGCCTTCCCGTAATGGAAGCGAGCACGCCGCATAATCCCCCTCACAATCCATGGGCGGGCGAGGTTTCGCTGGTTGTCGATGGGCAGGCTTACGCGTGCAAATTGACGCTGGGTGCCTTGGCCGAACTGGAAGCGGCGCTTGGGGCGGACACGCTGGTTGAGCTGGTCAAACGGTTCGAAAGCGGCGCGTTTTCCACCCGTGATGTGTTGGCACTAATCGTTGCGGGTTTGCGTGGCGGCGGTTGGCAGGGATCTGCGCGGGACATGGTTGGTGCGCAGATTGAGGGCGGCGTTGTGCGGGCGGCTGAAGCTGCAGCGCAATTGCTTGCCCGCGCGTTTGCAGCCCCATGAATGGGTTTGATTGGCCCGGATTAATGCGTGCTGGAATGTGCGGGTTGGGGCTGAAACCCCATGAATTCTGGGCGCTTACCCCGGCGGAATTGTGGCTGCTGCTCGGGCCTGAAGCGGGCGAGATGCCGATGAATCGTGGGCGGCTGGATGATCTGGCTTCGCGGTTCCCTGATCAAGAAAGTGGAGATGAGGATGGATGATATTGACGGTTTGGACGCGCTGGAATCCGAGGCTAAAGCACTCGAGCAAACGTTGGGGTCGGTCACGGCAATGACGGATGCGTTTGACGTGCAACTGGGGCGCATGAAGGCGACCTTGGGTGATACGACGCGCGATTTGGGCAATCTGGAGCGCGGGTTTTCGGGCGGATTGCGTAAAGCCTTTGACGGGTTGGTGTTTGATGGCCGGTCTTTGTCGGATGCATTAGCGACGGTGGGCGAAGCGATGTCGCGCACGGTTTACAACAACGCGTTGAAGCCTGTGACGGATCACTTTGGCGGGCTTTTGGCGGGGGGCGTGAACTCCCTCGTTTCGAGCATGATGCCGTTTGAGCAAGGCGGTGCATTTAGCCAAGGCCGCGTGACGCCGTTTGCAAAAGGCGGTGTTGTGTCGGGGCCGATGAATTTTCCGATGCGCGGTGGCATGGGGCTGATGGGCGAAGCAGGGCCGGAGGCAATTATGCCACTGACGCGGGGCGCTGACGGAAGCCTAGGCGTGAAGGCGCAAAGCGGGCAGGCCGTGAACGTCACAATGAATATCAGCACACCAGATGCGACGAGCTTTAAGCGCAGCCAGAGCCAGATCGCGGCATCGATGAGCCGTGCTTTGGCCAGTGGCCAACGCAACCGTTAGGAAGGATTTTGACGATGAGTTTTCATGAAGTTCGGTTTCCGACGAGTTTGAGTTTTGGCGCTTTGGGTGGCCCTGAGCGACGCACGGAAGTGGTGACGCTGGCCAACGGGTTTGAAGAACGCAATACGCCCTGGGCGCATTCGCGTAGGCGGTATGATGCGGGGATGGGATTGCGATCTTTGGACGACGTTGAGGTGCTGGTGGCCTTCTTTGAGGCGCGTCAGGGGCAGATGTTTGGGTTCCGCTGGAAGGACTGGTCTGATCACAAATCCGCAGTGCCGAGCCGAGCGAATACGGGTGACGACCAGTTGCTTGGGATGGGCGACGAGGAGCGTACAGAGTTTCAAATCGTCAAGAACTACGCCTCTGGGACCGCGAGTTATGCGCGTCCGATCACCAAACCTGTGTTTGGAACTGTGCTGGTATCCGTAAGTGGTGATCCGCAAGTTGAGGGTGTCGATTATAGCGTTGATATCAACACAGGGATCGTGACGTTCACCCATCCGCCGGACCATCAGGCAGAAGTAACCGCAGGGTATGAGTTTGACGTGCCGGTTCGTTTTGACGCTGACAGCATTGTAACATCAATGGCGACGTTTAAGGCAGGCGAAGTCCCCGATGTGCCTGTGGTTGAGGTGCGGGTATGAGCGCGTTTCAAGACCATTTGGAAACGGGTGTCACGACGCTTGCGCGGTGTTGGGCCGTGGTGCGCCGTGATGGGCGCGTGTTCGGGTTTACCGACCATGACCGCGCATTGAGCTTTGACGGAATGACGTTCAAGGCGGATGCAGGGATGACAGCGCGCGCGATTATGTCGGGGACTGGTTTGTCGGTCGATAACTCTGAGGCGATGGGCGCGTTGAGCGATGCTGCTATCACGGAGGCCGATATCGAGGCGGGCCGGTTTGACGGTGCCGAGGTGAAAGCGTGGATGGTGAACTGGGCGGATGTGGAAACGCGGACGTTGCGGTTTGCGGGCACGATCGGTGAATTGCGTCGATCTGGTGGCGCGTTTCATGCGGAATTGCGTGGGCAGACCGAGCTGCTCAATCAACCGCAAGGGCGGGTGTATCAAACGCCGTGTTCGGCCATTTTGGGCGATACTGCTTGTGGGCTTGATTTGGGCGCTGACGGATACTCGATTGAGGTGCCTGTTGAAGCACTGATCGAACAGCGCCGGTTTACCTTCGCGGATCTGAACACGTTTGAACCCGCATGGTTCGAGCGCGGGCGTTTGCGAGTGTTGAGCGGTGCGGCCGAGGGGCTTGTTGGGTTGATCAAACGGGACAGGTTTGTTGACGGCGTTCGCGAGGTTGAAGTTTGGGAGGCGTTTCGCACGGCGATTGAGGCGGGTGATACGATCCGGATTGAGGCGGGGTGTGACAAGCGTTTTGAAACCTGTCGCACGAAGTTCAACAACTTGCTCAACTTCCAAGGTTTTCCGGACATTCCTGGGGATGACTGGCTGGTCAGTGCTCCGATTAGTAGTGGTCAGAACGCGGGTGGCAGTCTGCGGCGTTGGTCGTGAGCGTGGCACAGGTAGTGACATTGGCGCGCGCGTGGATCGGGACGCCTTACGTCCATCAAGGGGCGCGGCGGGGGGCGGGGTGTGATTGCCTTGGATTGTTGCGTGGCGTCATGGCGGAGGCGAGAGGCAAGCCGTTGCAATCGGTACCAGCCTACACGCCCGACTGGTCGGAACCGCAAGGCGACGAGGTGCTATGGACCGAGGCGGCGCGCCAACTGATCGCCAAGCCGATTGAACACGCCGAGGCGGGCGATGTTTTGTTGTTTCGTATGCGGCAGGGCGCAGTCGCCAAACACGTTGGGTTGCAGGCTGAAATTGGCCTGAGGTCTACATTTATTCATGCATATCAGGGTCATGGCGTGCGAGAGAGCGCGTTTTCCACGCCTTGGCAGCGGCGCCTTGTGGCGCGGTTCGCGGTTCCTGATTTCACCTAG